CTTGGCCCGTTCTGCCGCCGTAGGGCTTCTGCCAAGCGTTCCCTCGCCCCCATCGGTAGCATTCACGAGCCGCGTGCCAGACTGCCGAAAAAGGGCAATCCAGTCGCGTTCCGCTTGGCAACCGTCGCCTTCAATGGAGTCCAGTTCCGCAATGACAGGTACTTCGCCTTGGTTTAGAAGACTCCGAATCCAGCACGAGCGGTGTTCGTTGCCGCGCTTGGCTCGCTGAATATGGCCACGCAACCGCTTTTTGAGCCCGCGACAGGTCTTCCCCACGTAGCGCACTTCGCCGGTCAATGGGTGTGACAGGGTGTAAATGATAGTTCTCATCACCAGCCCCCGCGATTACGGTAGGGTGCGAGCAATTGACGCGCAGTCACAGGAATCGCATGTTTCTCCCGGTAGGACAGGGAACCAGCACCTAAAGTTGTTGAGCTAATATCCCCATCGCGGCCTAGTCGACGGTACATAGCTACAGCTGTTTCAATGCAAGCTTGTTGGATATCTTCCGGTAGAGTTACAGACGGATATGTAATTGGAGTAAGCGCATTTTGGCCAGGAGTTGAATACCCACATACAGCTACAACGCTTATTCTGCCGTCATTCATTTGTGCCAAAACGGTAGGCGAAATATCCCCAACTGACGTCCCACGTGATGGAATGGCAATAGCTGAATCAAGGACAATTCGGCCGCGTTTTGCCGAGTCGATGCGGTAGGTGGTGGATGAAAGCACAGTGCCATCAACGGTTATTGAGGTGATTGACTGTAAAGCACCGGCTTTAAGTTGGAGGTAATGGTAACCGAGCCAGGGATTGACTGTTTCGGTGATTGTTTGCTGATGAAGGTCATAGCCAACATATGAAGCAATGGCTCTAGATGCGGCTGTGATGATTCTGGGCAAGGTAGCTGTCCCTGCATCGACTCCCAAAGCAGTCGCGAGTTCTGTAACTGTAGTGAGATCTCTAGCGTTTGGCATTGGGCACCTTTATCTTTGCATTGAATAAAACGATTGACCGTATCGAAACGGCTATGGGCCAACTTCACCTCAATCGTGTTGAACCGTAGGAACCGGGCGGTTTACAAGGCCAACCCGGAATCCTCAATCCTCAATTAAATCAACGGCTTAGTCTACCATCCAGCCGCTACGCAACCATCAATGCTCGCCGCTGACTTATCAAAGGCAAGCTTGACGTCCATACCGAGACGGCCATAGACAGTTGTGGTGCCTTGAACAAGGTCTGTACCTTGGAGTCCCGCACCAACTTCATTGACCGCAACACCGGTAAGAATGGTGCTTGCACAGCCAAAGAATACGCTAGTTGATAGCGCTGAAGTTACATACACTGGGAAGCCAAGGAGTGTAGGTTGTGGCGCGTGGAGTGTGGGGAACGCAACACCACCATTGGTGTCAGACTTGCCAAGAAGGCTGTAGAAGATAGTGGGTGACATAGCCCAGAATCCTGACTTAATGGTGTTTTCGTTGACGTTGTTACGAACAAGCTTTACAGCCGCCGCAAGGTCAGCACGAATGGTCGCGTTAGTGGCTGAACCAGTGGCATTATTGGTGTTATCCGCGTGGATAAGTGACATTAGGCCGGTAGGCTGTGAGTTAGCGCCAGTACCAACAAAGGCCTTCGCGTCGAATTCAGCAACAAGGGCATTTTGAACGTCTTTCGCAACAGCCGCTGAAACATCTGGACTTGACTTAAGCGCTTGATTTGAGATTTGGAGGTAACCAGCAACTTGATACGCCCCAAGGGTAAGAGCCGCTGAAGTCGCACTTGACGCTGAAGGAGCCGCCGCTTCTGCACCCCAGGCAAGGGTTACGCCAGCAGTCATTTTGCCAAGTTGGAGGCTGTTGTTGTAGGTAAACATCTTCGCGCCAGCCTTCATAAGAACTGAGTCCTCACGAAGGGGGATTATAATTTCATCGCCTACTGGAACCGGAACCAGTTCAGCGCCACTTGTGGCAGTACCACCAAGTAAGCCAGCCTTTTGGGTGATTTCAGCAATTTCAGAACGGGTTAGACGTGAATCGCGTCCGCCAACTTCATCAACGTAAGCCTTTTGGAAACGAATTCCTAGGCGTTCAGCAGGGCTTAGTTTGGTTGAATTGACATTGCTATGGCCCTGATTAACTACAGGGGCTGGAGTTGAGGACTGCCGAGAAGAGACAGCCTTCTCAGCGGCTTCGGTTGCAATCGCCTTAAGGGCGGCTTCTACTTCTACGGGAATACTCATGGTTGTTTATTTCCTTTGTTTGTAAATAGCTTAAAGAATTCTTCAAGCTGGGTTAGGGTTGGTTGCACTGATACTGATACTTCTACTGCTGACTTTGACTTTGACTTCGCTTCGGTTTCTTCTGGTTCTTCTGGTTCTTCTGGTTTTGGTTCAACTTCTGTGGACTCTTCAGATTCATCAGCCATCATGGATTCAAGCTTGGTTAGTTGGGTCATGATGAGATTTAGTTTGGCGTCAATTGCCTCAAGTTGGTTTTGAACGTTTTGTTCTGATTCTGATTGGGCCGCTTTGATTCGTAGGGCTTCTTGATTCATGGGTACTGACACGATTGACACCTCTAGAAGTTCGCTCTTTATGATATCGAATCCGCCATTTTGATTTGGCTTGGTTTCAAGGGGTAGAAATCCAATTGAGACAGCTTTTAAAACACCCTGGCGAACCAATGCAGCGGTTTCACGTGCGGTTCCTGAAGCATCACTAAAGGTGGGCTCCATTAAGAGTTTGTCGTTTTCAACCCAAACCTTAGCGGTTCCAATGGGTGATTTATGGTCATGGTCAAAGAGAACGATTGGATTCTTGGTGTAATTCGTTAAATCAATGCCACTCGGAAACACCCTGTCGCCAATTCTATCGGCTGTGGGAGTGCTCGCAACGAACCTAATTGGAGATTCGGCTGTCGCCACTCCTTCAGGTTCGAGTTCTAGATTGAAATACTTCTGCAAAGACTGGGGCATATATTAGGCAATGAGGGCAAGAGCTAGAATTATTTGTTATTCTCTGGAGTTTTGGAGACTGGTTTTGAACCCGGGGGTGGAAGGAGGTTTGTGTCACCACCCGGAGTAGGAGCTAGGCCAGTTAGACGCCTGACTTCATTCTGGGTGAACGCATGTGCAGTATTCCCATTTGTCATCAAACCCATGCAAACATCGAGGCTCGAAGGCCTAGGGTCATCAAAGTCTAGGATTGCCCCTGAATCGACAAGGGGCACCAATCTGGCGTTAAGTTCAGCGGCCAGGAATTCCAGACGGGGCAGAATTGAATAAGCCTGTAAATGGTACTCTGCCGCTTCAGCCGTCGAACGGTTTGAGCTAGAGGTATCCCCAAGGATTTCCGGAGGAATGGCAAATACTTGACGGATATGGTCCTGGATTGACTTCTGGATTGATACGACTTCTAGTTGTTTGAGGTCATTATTGATGGTGGTTGCGCTAATTTTACCCGGTAATACCACTATCTTACCTTGCTGGTGGGGTCCTATTACGTTTCCATCGAAGTTCTTGGAAATATCTTCAGCAATATCGGTACTGTCTTGATTTTGGTCAGCCGCTGCTACTGAAACAACGGTTGTCCCCATGCCACCACGGGCAAAGATACTCTTAAGGGATTCGCTGATATGCTCGGTTATCTGTAGTTCGCCACCTAAAGACATCGCGATACCGACACCACGTCCGGTAGGGTCAATTGGTGACATATGCTTTACCCAAAGAACTTCTGTTGCAGGTACTGAAACAAGCCCTGATTGGGTCTGGATTTGGAAGAATTGGTTATCAACCGTAGGGGTCGACATGACGGAAGTAGGAGGAATCACCTCAAAACCCAAAATTCGGCCGTCTACGGTTCTGCGTAGATGCAGGAAACTCTCTCCAACTAAATCAAGGTGTGTCTGAGCTAGCTTCATTGCCGCAAGGCCTGACATAGTGGCCGATGGGGAACGAAGAATTGTTAGGAGTTCATGCTGTGGAACTTCGACTAACTGATGGCTCTGGACGTAAGCTTTGATTTGCTTCTGTCTTATTTCGAACGATTTAGACAGCTTTACGGGGCCATTTGTGGGCTTAAGAACACGCCATTGGGCTGTGGCTACTTCACTGGAGATTAGGTCAATAATGGACCTGAGCCACCCATTGGACTCGTATGCCTGCAATAAACCACGGGCACCTAAGCGAGGGTAAGGAGCGCGATTGAAGGCACCAATACTATTAGCCCTCAATTGGTCCCAAATAGGTGCGGATATGCCCTTTTGCTTTGGCTTGAATATTCTTTTGTACCAAGGAGTTTTGGCCATACCCGTTAGGAGGGCGGCGCTACCAACTATTCGTCGTCGCTATCACTGTCCGGTGTGGCATTGGCATGGATGTTGTAATTACGTTGACGTAGGACAATCCAGAAATAACAAGCGCTAGCCATTGCATCGGCCCGGTCATTCTTTTCGTTTTCGGCACCGGTAAAGTAGGACAATTCACGTTCAAGGTCTGGAAAGCGGCCAACTAAGTGGACTAACCCAGCTTCAGCCAATCCTGATGTAGGTGCGGCTCTTATGGCTTTGGATTCATGAGCGCGGTAGGTTCTGATTCTAAGAGCAGGGTCTACTTGTTTTAGGACAGTCTTAACTAGGGCACCGGCCGCATTGGTTTCAGCTGAAACCCATATATTCCTGGGGTTGGGTACATAGGGCTCCCAGGCGTGATAACACTCCGAAACTCGCTTAGCCCATTCTGTAGGTGATGGAGTATTTACTGACTTATCCTGTAGGATGTAGGCGTGAGTCAATCCGTCAATAACCTTAGTTCCTACAACAATTATGGCTGTTGTATCCCTACGAACCCCTTCTCCAGTAGCGGGGTCAAGGCTTATGAAGATTTGGTCATATATCGTTGGCGCTGTTTCGCGTGTTAATCGGGATTTATTCCAATCAACGTTTCGGAACATCGCTGAATCAAGGTCATCAAAGGATAATTCTCCTAAAAATTCTCGTTTCCCTACGGCCGTATGGGCCAGTCTTAGGGCGTATTTGACGTAATTTGGGTCAAGGTTGGCTCTATTATCAGCCGTTCCAGACCTGGAAACTACCATATTATCGCGGTAATTACTAAGTAAATGCCGGAAAATTGGGCTAGATTCTGGTGTAGTTGTAATAACTACACGTGGCGAAAGACCTAACTTCTTCATTCGCTGGGTCTGAACACGGGCAATTCTATAGCATTCGTCTAGGGTCTGACACCCGGTTTCAGGCTCAAACGCTACTATTTCGTCAACTGCAATGAAGCTAGCTGCATGTCCTCTAAATTTGTTTGGGGCTGATGCTGGAAGCCAAGTGCATTGTGCTCCGTTTTCCCAAGTAAGCTTCCTACGTGCCTTTTCGTATTTTGGTTGAAACCAGGGTGGGCATAGGGTAAGTATTCCTGATGGACCTTCTAGGTTCGTTTTGACCGTCTCGTTGTATGTAGGTGCTACAATTACAATGCGCGCTTCTGGGTCATTCATGGCTTCTTCAATTACGGCACACGAACCAGAAAACGACTTTCCGCTACCTCTCCCACCTACACAAAACCATGTCCTGTAATTGACAGGTGGTATTTGTAGGGGTCTGCGATAAATAAGCGGGTCATGGTACAGGGCTACTAGTTCGGCTTCAGATAGGGCACTAAGGAAGTCTTCACCACGTGCTAAGGCGGCCCGTGCCGCTCTTTCGAAGGGGGACTGATTGCCGTGGCTAGCGATGGTCCGGACTTCAAGACCGGCCAGAGGGTTCCGTGGGTCTAGAAGCTTACTCATTAGGAACCACCTTAAGATTTACCTCAGAAGGGCTCTGGCTTGGCTCTGGCGGGACTTCTACAGGCGGAGTAGGAGTGGGAGCCAATAAGCGGTCAATCTTCTCTCTCAGGCTGGCCAGGGCTTCCTGAGGTGTCACTGTCTGAAACGTTCCTGTCTGCTGGGCATCTATGCTGGCTTTGCCGAATTCATGGGGCTGGCTTGTGGCTAACCTCCATTTTACATAACCAACGTTTATGTTGCGGTCATAGGCGGCTGAGTTTCCGGCTTCTACTAGAAATTTTCGATAATGGGCTAACGCTTGGTCAGTCCCTAAGGCAAATTGCGCCATAGGATGGGTTAAATCACCATCATCAATGTATTGCCTGCCACGGCTTACCCACTTCTTAGCGGTTTGTGGAGCGATACCGGCCAAAATATAGGCATCGGTGGGAGAAGTACCTACAGCCAAAGCATTGCACACAGCGTCAATCAGGGCAGTGGTAATGGTTACCCCGGATGACTTAACTGGTTTCCGTCTAAATGGCGGAATGATGGGAGTGAGCATTGCTTCTGGCTTTTCTGGTTTCATAGTGTCCTGATTGCGTAACTACCTAAATTACCTAAATGCTCGAATTTGCTACCTTTTATGTCCGAAACCTAAGCCGTTGATATCATTGAGAAAGTCTGTTCTGGTGACCTGTGGGTGACCTGTGAGGTATTTTGAGTAAAAAAAG